AATACAGCGGCCACAAGGGAGATCAAGGCTAGAAGCGTCACCAGCTTTTTCCTTACTGAAGGAGATCAGGCCGTTAGTATTGTTACGGTAGGCCGCGATAGGATGATAGCACGCCACATCACAGACGCCACCCGCCGCGCTGAGGAGTTGCGCGGAGATTTACAGCCTTAGAACGGCTTGCATTTTTACGGAAAGTGCGTGCAGACTTGTATTTAGAGACCGGCTTTCTGAACATGGTATTTCTCCTGTTTTGGTGTCACTTAGCACACTTACATCAAGTATAGAAGTGTGCTGCGTAGCCGTCAAGGATTTCTTGACTGCTTGGGCCTGTACTAGGCCCCTGCCGCGCTATCGCTTGGCTTCTGACCCAAATCCTGCGGATTCGGGTCCAGATTTTGTTCACCTTTGGGAACGGTGAGCCCTAGTTTTTCCGCTTCATCTTTGTTAGATGGATCAGAGACAAAATCAACGAGCGCACCTGCGTCGTTGTTGAAGCGAGCGCGAACATGCGCAGGAAGGGCCATAAAAGAGTCATTAGCCTTAATGACAAGATTGAGGGCACTGTGATAGTCAGTGACCTGAGAAAAGTCTCCGTATTGGGGCATAGAGACGCCCTGAGGAAGTTGCCCCGTGACATTGAATTGTTTAAGTATTGTATTGATGTCTGATTCATCCCTGAATTGTTGCTGCGCGAGAGAGGGATCAGAACAGACAAGACCGCTTTCGGCGGAGACGAAGTCGGCATCGTAGTTGAACGGGGCACGACAGAATGTATTTTTCATGACGGAGACCTTTGAAGTTATTTTTCGAATTGACGAAGGCGACGGACTTGGCCCGCGCCAGTTATAAAACGTGAAGCAGTATCCAGACCATAGTCTGTGTAAGGTTTAGCCTTACCCGCTTCCGATTTGTAGAAGTTAGAGTAAGAAAGAGCCTCAGGAATTTCGAGGTTAAGTTGTTGAGCTTTAGCAATCGCGCCAGAAGATTCGGCGCGAATTTTATCAACACGCTCTTTAAAAGTTTGTTCAGCAGCGTGAAGCTCCATCTGCGACAAAGCCTCATTAGCGCGTTGTTGACGATAGGTAGAAACAGCACGAGACATTTCCACCTCGTACTGCTGGAGCTGCTGTTCCAACATAGAAGCATTGACGCCAGTAGAACGGGCGGTATTTGTGATCACGGGATTGTTTGTGATCTTATTAAGCGTATCCGCTTTAGTATTCTCGGCCTGCGCCTCGAGTAGTTTATTTTGAGCCTGAAGGTTAGAAGATTGCAGGGCAGCCGTGGCACCAGAAACCGCCGCAGCGCCCTTATTACCCATCACGGCGGTAGACCCCGCCGGAGTTGAAGCGCCGCCTTGCTGATAGGCGAGCATAGGATTCAAACCCGCCGCCTTCATATCAGCAACAGCGCGCTGGTAAGAAGTATTGGACATTTCCCTTTGAAAGTCCATTTGGGCCTGAGACATAGCTTTATTAGCCGAGTTGGCATCCTCTTGACCTTGGGCCGCGAAAAGACCCCCAATGATGGGGGCCGCGAAGGAAGCAATAGTATCCCACATGATCAGAAATGATCAATCAAGCCGGGAACCGAATACATCGGGAGAGGGCGCGCCATTTTGACGTCAAACAGCCCATCAAAGAGAATCTGTTGACCATTAGCCGACGCCCCGACGGCAAGGTTGCGAGACAAAGGTGGCGTTTCTTGAATGAAAGTTGTATTAAGAGTGGGGAGTGAAGTGAATCGTTGAGCGAAATGCCACGGATCAATCGTACCCGACGAAGTTGACTTGAACAGTCCGGAGATACGATTTTGACCGAAGCGATATTCACCCCAACGCTCTTGGTACCCAAAGACGTTGGAATCATTAGCGGAGCCATCGCAATAAATCTCCTTATTAAGAACGGCTTGTTCGCCCAAATGAGCGAAAGCCGGAAAGTAGAAATCATATCGAGTAGAGCGAGACCACTTCTTATGGAGGCCTTGCTGGTAAGTGAGATCGGTACGAACGCAAACGAGACCAATAATCATCCCGTGCTCAGTCGCAGAGTAGGTGAAACCATTGCGATTCGCGACAAAAGTACCCATGGCAGCAAGGTTGCCGAGCGGAGCAGAACCGCCAGTAACGCCAGTAGCTGACGTTTGAGCAATGGGCGAAATATTGATCGGGGTAGAACCACCGCCAAGATACTCTGGACGCTGAAGACGCGCGTCGGGAGACACAACACCGAAGTGCGCACGAACTATTTCAGTGTAACGGGTGCCGCCGCGAGCGTCACGTTCAAGCAGCCGCTGAACCTGAAAAGATTGACGGAGTTGATTGATAGTGGCGGCAGTAGCCGACGAAAGATCGGCGAACAGGGGCAAGGACCCGCTGAGCGCAGCGGCAGCGAGAGGATAAAGCCCGCCGCCAGCAGAAGGAACGCTAGGATTGCGAGCAACCCCATTAGCATCCTTAATAGTCAAATAATTAACGTCGCCTGTACCAGCAAATGCAATGGGCGCCGAAGTACCAAGCGGTAACGTTACCGCGGTTCCACCCTTTTGGGGCCAGGGGAGCGCGGACGTGAAGTAATCTTTCCGTTTACCACGACGGAGAATCGTGTAATCAGAGACCGAATCAGGTCCATCATCAAGATCAACGACTGCAGAATTTTGAAGATTTTCATCGCGGAACCACTCATTAAAAATGAGGTTATAAGCACGAGTGTAAAGAGCACTATGAGAAACAGAATTACCTGTTCCAACCTGACCTACGGTAGGAAGACCCATGTAATCCTGCAACGAATTCACAGCATAACCAGAAGCTGGAGACACCTGTTGCGGAATCGTATAACTGATCGAGTCAGCGGGGTTAGCCTGTTCGCCCATGAATTTACGCCAATTAGACCACACAAGGCGATTGGGAACGAAGAAGAAGAAAGAATCGAGATAGATGTTGTCAATAACCGGGAAAATCGGCGTAGCAAGACGGCCGAATGCAGTCATGTTGAGGTTAATGGTGTCACCCGGAAGCACCTCATCGACATAGACCGGAACAAGAAGGCCTGCGTCAAAAGTAGTCTTGTGAGTAGACGTTTGCACAAACTTCGAACGCGGAATCTCCGCATTCGGAATCATAGCAAATTGATGTTGTGAGGCCGACTTGTTCCGGAACATGTTTATTCCTTAGAGATAACGTTAGAGGCCTGAACCAACAGCCCAGGGCAAGGAGAAGCACCGACGAATTCGCCGGTGGAATCATCGAAAGTACCGATGAAGAACAACGCAAAGTCACTAGGGTGACGTTTCATTTCGTTGTTGGGATCGTCACGGTTGACTTCATCCGAGAACGATCGAATAGCGACACCAGTAGATTGAACAAAAACTGGACGAGAGTAGGCCTGAGTAGCCTGATCAAAGATGGAAACGATAGTTAGGACCATTTTTTATTCCTTGAAATTTGAGATAGAGCAGCAGAGGCAACCGCCTCACGAGCTGCTAGACGGACGTCGGTATTATCAGCGCGGGAGAGTTGAGCAGTAAGCTCCCGCTCTGTTTTGACGTCATCGAGAAGTAAAGCATCCAGCTTTTTGAGCTGTTTATCATAGTAGCGCGGGGGTTTTGATTTGACCCCGTTGACGACTAGATAGTCATTTGGGTAGATGTCTGTTTTGTATTTGTCGAAGAATTGTTTACCTACGCCGGGGCGGAGGGACATTTTATTAAACTCGGGAACGAGACTTGTGACCTCGCCAGTTTCAGCATCGACTTTTTGATAGTGAGCCTCAGCAAGTGAGCCTGTGACCTTTTTCATGATGTAGCGGGCCGTATAGGCCGCTGTATCAAAGGTTAGTTCCCCAATGGTACTGAAGCCGTAAGGCCAAAGTATTTCAAGAGTAGGGGAACGATAGAGAGAAAATCCATTATTTCTTTTCCAGAGCTTGCGGTCTTCGTGGAAGGAAACACCGAAGAGGCAAGCATGATAGTGGGGACGCTGAAGATCGTCCCCGTACTCACCGCACATATAGAAGCGAACCGGCCCGAACCGTTTACGGAGCCGCTTCATGAATCTCTGGAAGTGCTCATAATTGAGAGATCCATCCCGAGGGATATGATCGCGTGAGTAAGTAAGAGTAATGAAAGAACAGTGATCGTGAGTTTTAGCCTCATGCATGATTC